TAATAGCCGGGACCACAACCTTACGAAGGAGCTTTTTCTGGTTAGGTGTGAGTTTACCTTTGTTAATTCTATAAAGCCCACGTGTGGCCAGGAGGTCCTTTTTCAGATAGGCCGACATAGCTTCAGGATCAGAGTCATCCCACACCCCGTCATAAGACCAGTCACCTCCCATATAGTCAGCCATCAATGATTTGAGACCTAAGGGACGGTTCTCGTCCACCATATGGGCACCCAGCATAGTATCCCCAGCTGCCTCGATATCGGCACCGAACCGCTTAGCGTACACTATGTCGAATTTGATGTTGTGGCCAACTACAGGTGGCAGTTTTCCACACAGCTTGACAAGCCTAGCACGCCATGTCTCAGGATGCTTGGAGGCCATGTGGAAAACTCGAGGTTCATCCTCAGGCTTATCCCCCAGAATGCCGACCATAAGCACGGCGGCATCCTTTGCGCGGGGGTTAAGCCCTGTAGTCTCGATGTCTAGAAATAACATTTCGTGAGCTCTTTAGCCAGCTTGTGCGCAGTACGGACGTCCGTGGTCGACTTGTACTCGATTGACTCTTCGCCGATAACGAAGGTAGTGGCAGTGCGGAACTTATTCAGCTTCCAGCTAGCAGTTCTAGCACATTCAGTCACCCATGAACGATACCCGATACTCAAGATCAGGAATTCAGCCCACGAATAGCCCGTCTCTGCACCTGCCCAGAGCTGTTTACCCCAGTCAGAAAAGAGGTCATCCAGATTGAACGCAATCACTGCAAGGTTGAACCCCTTAGCTCGAGGTACGTTAGGCTTGGCTGCCTCCCGGATATCCGAACTAATGCCCGCGTAGTCGTGGATATCTCCATCGACCCATGAGCGGGCCATGACCCCGTGTGAGTTGTGTGGGTCCACAACGAGCTCACTAGGCGCGTACCCAAGTCCTCGTGCGAAGACCTCAGGAGTCACTCCAGGGGTAGCTGCAACTACAAGCCGGTCAGACGGATTCACTAGCATAGGTCTCTCCTAACAGGAAGTCTCTGGTATTCAGCATGATCTCTTTACGGAACTCTGTGGCCTCAGCCAGGCTGGACCACAGGGAGTCCTCCACAGTGTCCTGAGTCACAAGGACAATGACCTTCGGATCAGCTGCTAGAGCTACTCTATCAGACATCTGGCGGTAGGTCAAAGCTGATGTAGGTACCCCGTACCACACCAGCACGTCAGCCTCCCGCATGTCCACAGCAGTAGCAGCCACCTGTGGGTTTACCACCAGGGTGCCAGCCTCAGAAGCTTTCCAAGCGTCCAGAACGGAGGTCTTATTCTTGACCTTACCGTCCAGCCTGTATGTGTGGTCCAGGTATCTCTCCAACACAGTGAGAGAGTCCAGTAGCTCGCTAGCTACCACAATACGGCCACTGTAGCTGTCACGTATCCGGAGCAAGGCGTCAAGCTTATGCTCGCTATACACTAGCCTACCCTCACCCGTGGACAGCCCCTCAGCCAGCCTACGACACCTGGCGAACAGGGCTAGCACGGAGTCAGCTCCTGTTTCGCCTTGAGCCTCCAGGACATCGAGCTCATCCCTTACCATAGCCTGGTAGGTAGCATAGCGGGACTCACCCATGTATACAGGCACTACCTCTTCCTGCACGGCCTTAGTGCCTAGGGCGTCCTCTCGGGAGATACTTATGGAGTGGGCTTTAATAAGTGCCTGGTACTCTTCAGTATTCTTTGGGCCCATGTAGCGGGGGAAACCACCGAAATTAGACCATTCACCGAAATACTCTCGGAAGGACTTAGCTGATGGGAATTCTTCCCTAATAGATGGGTCAGAGAACACTAGCTGGGGGTAAATCTCACCCACCATATTCCGCTTACCCACAGGTGTGGCGGTAAGGCATACCCTGTACCGGGCCGATTTAGCCATACCCACGATACGCCTAGACCGTTTGCTTGCCGGCGTCTTAATAAGGTGGGATTCGTCCAGCACGATAGCTGAGGCATGGTATTCGGCACCCTTGAATAGTCCTTTAGGGTAACCCCTAGAGAACTTATCGTAGTTGATTAGCACGATCTTAGGCAGTGCTGTGGCCTCATAGGCCCCGTCATAGACAATATCCGCCTCAGGTCCCCAGTAATGCTGCTGGAGCTCCCTGACCCACACATCGATAGCGATCTTAGGGCAGACCACAACGATATACCTAACATCCCGGTTGTGCATAAGCCATGACAGCCAGTCGATTGTGGTCTTGGTTTTACCCGTACGGGTGTCCATAAGCAGCATACCGTGCTCTTTTTTGGCCAGCCACTTAACCGCGGCCAGCTGGTAGTCTCGAGGTTTAGTGACTGGCTCAAACATTAGTTAATTGCTCCTTCAATCATCGTCTTGTACTGGAGTGTGGTCCCAGTACCCATCCTAGCAATCTCCACACCCTCGCGCAAGACAATAACTGTAGGCACGGACATGATGTCAAATTTACGCCCTAGGTCAGGATTGACCTCAACATCTATATAGTCCCATTTGATGCCCTGGAACTTATGCAGGGCCCTTTCAAAATTGTACTTGGCCTGCGGGCACTGCGAGCACCAGGGTGCTCCAATAAACATGAGCTCCAACATTAAACTACTGCCACCTTTGCTGTATAGATAGGCGCCTTGTAATCGACCGCCTTGAATCCCTTACCTTCGAAGTTAAACACACCCCACTTGGGCGCTATAAACTCGACCTCCCGCTCAACCCTAACAGGCTGTAGCATTTCCCACCATACGTCTAGATTCTGGCAATATACATGAGCGTTTGCAGTGGTAAATCGCAACTTACCCGGCTTCACGTCGTGTCCACTGGACCTCAATGTATTTACCATTAAGTGAATAAGCATCCACCCCTCAAGCGTATCGTAAGGCATACCGCACACAACATCAGTGGACCGGGCGAATACGTCTAGGTTGACCTTGCCCCCTACAATGTTGAAGGCCCAAGTTGTAGTACAGGGAGGCAACCTCATAGAGTCGACCTCATATGGAGCCCATGTGGTCCACACGGCGCGCTTAGTCGTAGGGTGGTCAATGAGTCGCTGCGTGACGTTCACTACCTGGTCGTGCATACCACCGGGTCCCGCGTAACGCCACTGGACACCATACATAGGCCCTAGCTCGTCTTCAGCCCACGGAGACCACATATGTTCCACATCCGGAGTAAGTCTAGCACACCTGTCCTGCCGTGTGGCCCCTGACCCACTAAGCATCCAGTGGAGCTCACGCTGGGCCATGTCCACAGACACCCTGCGTGTCTGGGACAGGGGTGCATGGGTGTAGACCACACTCCATGACCCGTAGCACCAGTAGGGGTGCTCCTGGCCCTCAGTGACTAGCTCAGCAGCTTGTCTAGACAGGTTGTATATGTTGTAGTCGTACTCACACCACACGTCGGTAAGCCTCCGATGCGCATTTGACAATCGTATAGGCAGGACCCTTAGCAAAGGAACTGCCCAATTTAGCCGATTCAATAAAGTCCTTAATTGACCTATTGAAATTCTTAGCCAGGGTGTAATTAGTAACCCCATAAACGACCTCACTACTGACACTAAACCCCAGCCCCAAGTGCCTTTTAAAGGTGTCTAAAATAAACATACAGGCCTTTTTATTAAGGTCCCTAAACCGGATATTACCCCAATTAAGGGTCTCCATACATTGAGGGTACCAGTCACCGAAATTAAGGTCGTTATAGTGCCTTGCACCGTACTCGGGACGAGATCTAATGACCTCAACACCGGCATTACGCAGTACGGTTATACCCTGCTTGTGGCCTCGCCAGTCTGGTGTTTTCAGTGCTGGATCAAGCCACGGCCTGTCATACTCCAGAGACCCCCTGAACCCCGCCAGAAGCAATGCCCTAGCGCACGGTGCACAAGGCTCGTAGGTCATAGCTATATGGCCCTCCCGTAGCCTATAAGGCAGCTCCATAAGCTGTTGAGAGGCCCACACCTCCGCATGAATGTACTCAAGACACTGCCCGTTAGGTGCTATATCGTGAAGTTTAGGGCCAAGCTCGACGTTATGTGTGGCTATCTGGTAATCCCCAGAGGTGTTTACGAAATAGCAACCTACCTTGCATTCAGGGTGGGAGGATTGCTGGGCAATCTCATAGGCTAGCTCAATCTCATTGATCACTATAGCTCCTAACAATAACCCGATCGAACTGTGGAAAAGTCTTCAGAATAGCTTCACAAGTGGGGCAAATATGGTTAATTATGTACGCAATGCCCGGGCGTGACCCCCCAACCTCATTTAGCAGCCTCATTACTGGGTGGATATAAGCCCCTCCGGGCTTAGGGTAGTACTTACCCGGCACCCACCAGATACCGTCAGGGCTAGAGAAGACCACAGACGATATACAGCCCCGCTCAGGTTTGATGCTCTGGATCATCCGAGGCATATCCCCGAACTCATACATCAGAACTCACCCCAATCACCGAATTCGTCCTTGTAGCCGTACTTAGCCTCGTACTTGAACCCCAACCACACACCAGCGATGGCCATCAGGATGAGGGCCACATACCACAGACCGTAGAAGATCATCCAGGTGATCAGCACTCCAAGACCGAGAGCAGCAGCAACAGCAGCGATGATACCTGCCATGTAGGCGATGAACTTAAGCATTGTTTTGAACCTTTCGTGTTGTTTTCTTGATGTCTCTAGCTTAGCACGCTCTGTGGGGCTGTGCAACTCCTGATCCTAAACTGTTAACCTTAGTTAACCCACCCCGACTCATGCAGGATCAACTCGACCTCTGACGGGTCAATCAGGTCATCACGCATGCGCGCAGTGAGGTACGCGATAGCGAACAGTGGAGGCTCACACCTCATAGCCTTAGCAATACCCTCTAGGCCCTTACCGTAGCTGCACACACGGGACAATACACGTCCCCATGAGGCCTTGCTGCCAATAGTGAGCTTCTTACAGAGCTGGCCTGCCTCAGCAGACACCCCAATAGCGAATGTCCACGGTGAGTGAGCAATTTCTACCCACCACTCCAGAGCGTCCCTTAGCTCATCAGGATCCTCTGACCTCAATGCCTCCACCAGCACCCTAGTGAGGGCGGCCTGGTCAGGCTCGTACTGAGTGGTCATAACAATTGTGGTGTGGATATTTCGCCACTCGACGTTCATTTCTGGGCCTTTCTGTGTCTCGTTGGATCTATCTTAGAACCCCTTCTGGCCTGCTACAACCCCAAATCCGAAACTGTTAACCGAAGTTAACCCCTGTGTATCTCGAATCTGAGGCCCTAGCAGCACCCTGCCCTAGCTAGACTACCGGGTAGGGGCTGCTAGGCCATAAATCAGCGTTGCGTCCAGCTCTCAGGGATACTCCTGGCCTTGCTCCAGACACCCTCACGCTGTGTCAGGCCCTTAGCCTCCAGCTCAGCTGGGGTTAGGCACCTACGCCGGTCAGGTCCTGAGGTAACACCATGCCGTCCTACGCGGTGCATGTCTCCCGCGGTGGTACCCCCGAACGTCTCGTGGCACTCGGGGCAGTGCTCGTAGTTACTCCGGGTGATGTTCTTCTTGCAGTCTCTGCATGTCCAAGT